TTGAGGTGCTTTATATAAAGCTTTTACGCCTTCTGCGGCGGCTTCAAGATCGACTTTTTCAGCCAAATCAGTCATTTGATAGCTCCTGTTGTTCTAGCAGGCCCGAGAGTTCCTGTGCAATAAAGTTAAGTGCCGATAGCTCGCCCATTAGGTTTTGATAATGCTCCATCGACTTTACGTGGTTGTTTTCTAACAACTCTAAAATTTGAACACGGCGATCTTTTATGGCTCGTTGAATAAACTGAGCTAAGTATAAAGAATCCACATGCGCTCCATCTTAGAATATCTTATCTATATAACACGACAATCTAAGAGAGGCAACTAATATGTCCACATTACGGGGCTGGTGGTACGGATATCAACGTGAACAAACGTTTTTGCCACGCCTATGCCGTTAAAGCCTAGCTTCAAAGCTTCTTCCACAATCTTTCGACGTTCTATGCCATTGTCTGCATGAATGTCCGCCGCGATGCCCTGCGCGTGTGTTCCCGGCTTAATTTTGGCTTTTTCTATGGTATGGCTTGGCGATCTGTACCCCGAAGTTATGTGAAACGGAAAGTCACACGCTTCGCGAAGTTCGTCTAATTTGCTAACAAGCTGCGAAGATATTTCATTTTCTCCCGTTTCTTGACAAGCAAACTCTTCTTTCTTGAAATATTTGTAGCTCATTCTTTTTTGCCAAGAAACAACCCGAACGCGCCCGTGAGAGCGCCTGTCATAACCGAAACCAATGCCGCTTGCTCTGGATTTGGATCGGGCAGTCCCATAAACCACTCAACTGTTCGGTAGGTCATTGCAATCATGGCAAACATCAACAATCTGGGAATAATCCGCCACGCGTTCAACTGCTCCGGGGTCATTGTTTCCTAAGCTTCATGAGCTTGTCAGCACCACGGATTCCAAATGACGCAGATACTGCAAGAAACAATAAATACTGATACCAATCTGGAAGAGTATCCAAAGCAGCAAAACTGTTGTGAACCCTGTCAACAATAGTAGGGTCATCAACGACGATACTCCAACCAAGAGAAAACAACGGCACCGCAAGAACAATTGTCCAAAACTCATCTTTCCAGCTTGCCGCAGAAGCATCAGCCATCTTGGATTCCCAATCGGCGTCGTTCTGAATAACCTGTAATTTTGCTTGGTGCTTTGCCTGTGATTGCTCATGCTTGTTGTTGAGGTAACCTCCAACCAAACTGGTTATCGGAGAAATGAGTGCTTGCCAAGCCATTAGAACATTGAAGCCGGGGCTTGTGGGGCGTCTATTTCTGGACTGCTAACATAAGACGCTGTTTCGGGGGCCTGTCCCGTTGCCATGTTAGTGCCCGGAGCGGCCATACGGCCTGCGCCAATAGTGGTGGTGCCATCTGGATTAGTGGTGGCCATCATGCCACCGCCCTGAAGGGGGTTGCCTACTAATACATCGCTATTTGAATTAAGGCCGAATGGGCCTTGGGTTACCCCTGACTGGAGTATGGGTTGATCCATCCTTACCTGTTGAGACGGCGGGGGTCCGAATTTGAGATCGCGCATCGTAGTACCCGTCATTGGTTGCATGTTAAACGGCAAAATTTGCGGATTCATAAACTGTCTTCCGCCATACGGATTAGGAGCTTGGTTAAAACCACCAAACCCGCCGCCAAACTGATTAAATTGTTGCTGTGGCATCATCGGGGGCTGAAACCTTTGTCCACCAAAACCACCGCCGTAAGGATTAAACTGTTGCTGTGGCATCCTCGGGGGCTGGAACCTCTGTCCACCAAAGCCACCACCGTAAGGATTAAACTGTTGCTGTGGCATCATCGGAGGCTGAAACCTCTGTCCGCCAAAGCCACCGCCATACGAAGGTTGTTGGTTAAATTGTTGGTTAAATTGTTGGAAACGATTCATGCCCATGTCGTATTGTTCTGGGCTTAATTGGGCTAACTGGCTAAAAAACCCTCCAATCCCTCCTGTGCCATAGGGGTTTCTGGGAGGGAATCCACCGCCAAAGCCGCCACCGTAAGAATTAAACTGTTGTTGCGGTCTTATAGAGTTTCCAAAAGGCGACAACGAGGGCGGGGGTCGAAACGTGGGCGGGGGTCGAAACGTGAGGGGTTGTCCGGGACCTTGACCCCCAAAGAAACCCGCATCATCTGAAATCATGTCATCAAGATTGGGGGGAACGCCCGGAGGCTGACTATCAGGAAGGAAAGTTTCGCCCGTGTCGGGGTTGATTCCCAATGCCCCGGTGAAATTTGGCGGCTCGGGCTCATAGCCAAGGTCGCTTATGTAGTTCAATTCTTGTGGGGGCACAAACTCTGGCTCATAGCCAAGGTCGCTTATGCCGCTTACCTGCTGACCTTTAACTCCTGCCGTGCCCGCAAGCGCCGTGCCTGCATATGGATCTTTGTCGGGCTTTTGAAGACCCCCAAGCATCGACTGCATATGCTTTGCATTCGCGGCGGCAATCTGCTCCGGGGTCATCTGACTTGGATCAAATCTCATGGTTTTCTCCTAGCAGCTAGTAAAACGTGAACCACGTAACGCGGCACCCATGCCTCGCTTTTTACCCGTGGTTACTTTACCCATTGCAATATCGGGCGTTTTTTCTACCTTTGCCGAAGCGTATGGAATAGAGCCCTGACCATCAATTACCGCCTTGTTTACCGGCTTAGGCGCGTTTGCCGCCGGAGCGCCGTTCACTTTAACTTTCATATCATTGATTCCTGTCAAACTGTTGTTTGAGTAATTCGCGCTCCAACGCCGCATCAATACGTGCCTGCGTTTGCCGTTCTTGACTAGCAAGCCTTTGCTGGAACTCCGTAGCCTTGTTTTGCATACGTTGTTGATCAAGCTGCAACTCGGCTTGATCCAACTGAGAATCCTGCTGGAACTTTTGTTGGTCCATCTGAAGCTCTTGTTGCTTCAATTGTATCAAAGGATCCGGCCCTTGTTGACCCTGACCACTTACTTCTGCGGCAATCTGCTTTAGCTTCTGAAACTCTTGTGCGTTGATCTGTGCCACCATAGACTCCAGTTGAAGCTCTAATTCTGGCGTCAAAGCCTGCCCGTTTGTTTGTTGCAACATCTGCGCCATAGCCGTTTCTTGCGATTTTAACTTTACGTGTTCAATAACATGCTTCTGTAAAGCCAAACCTACGGGAGGCAGTTGTTGCAACATGGGCGACGATGCAAACGTTAAGTGTGTGCGAATATGAGCATCATGGTCTTGACCCTCAAATGCTTTCATCTGAACCATATCCATAGAGTCCATATTCTCTTGTGCCGGATCTTTTGGAATCGGCTCATCAGAAGAAGGTGCTATAAGAAGCTTGTCTATGTCATTGATTCCTAACGCTTCGTACATACGTCGATAGGCTTCGTGAAGGTCGTGAAGCTGTGGCGCTTGCTGGGCCATTTCAAGCTGAGACTGCGCCATTGCAATGCGCTGTGCCTGAGAAAACGTATTCGGATTAGACACCGGAACCACATCTACGCGGTCGTCAAAATCCTCCCGCATAACCGTGCGATCCCCACCAGAAACAGCGTAAGGGTATTCTTGCGGCAAGTACTCCGACATCACTTTGGCTAGAAGCCTAAACTCCTGCTTCATGCTGTAGTGCAGGCGCTTATGCACCGCACTCATGACCCGTGAGCCCTGTTCCAATAACGCTACCGTAGTGCCCACAGGAGCCTGCTGGTTGCCGTCTCCAACCTTCATGTCTGTGATAGTGGCAAACCTACGACCCGCATCCACCACAAAGCTTAGAAGCTGCATCAACGTGCCGTCAGGACCTTTGAAAGGCAACGGCATCAAAGAATCTCGGATCGCGCCCCCCGGCGCATCTACGTCCCTAAATTCACCCGGCTGTAAAGGTTCGTCATCATCTCGGACCCTAAGCCCTCTAGCTTTAAAACCAGCAGGCAGATTAGAGAGAGTGCCAGCATCAATAAGCTGGCGAAGCGCCGCCGTAGCTGTTCTGGATAGGCCGCCAATAGTGTGGATAAGCCCAAGTCCGTAAAATCCAAACCCCGGAAGAAACTTGTAATGGACGAAATATTGAATCTTTCGTCGCCTTTCGTCGTCCTCTTTATAATTTCGTCTAATGGCAAGTATCTGTCCATTATCCTCACTAAGCGTAACAACGTAAGGAATTTTAATTCCCGTTGGTTCACCATCTTCCCCCATCTCCTCAAAACCGGGCAGATCCAAGTTCACATGGCATTCCAACAATGTGCATTCATAATCCAAATGACTAGGCTCTACGCCATTTAGTTTGTCCATTTCATCAGATACTTGACTTGAATCCGACTGAGACGGCAAAACAGGAATGTCTCGGT